CCGCCACAAAGGCCCGGAGGCGGTCAAATTCCATCCAAGGCGGTCTCAAACAGGGTCGGACGGGTCAGTATACCCCCAAACGCACAGGGAGCGTAATATGAGGCTTATGAGGGAAAGCGAGGAGGAGAGGATTCGCCGCGAAGATTTGGCGCGTTCTTACTCCGAATTGAAGAAGCTGTACGCCGGGAAGCATTTACTTGGGAACATCGACCGATATATCGCCCAGGCCCAGTCTGATGAGGATTCGATCGACATCCGAGATTTAACCAGTAACGAGGTGGCCTTCTATCGTGGCGTTCGCCATGGTCTGATGAGGGCAAAGAAGGACATCGAATTAGGGGCAGGCGGTGGATCATGACCGACATCGAGAGAGAAAGGCTTGTTCGAGAAGTTCTTGACCTGACCAAAGAGAAGAAGCGGAAGATGGAAGCGGGGACGCAAGCGCAGATGCAGGCGGCTCAAAATGAGTCGTCCATCTTCTTCCTTACACTGGCGCTTGAGTTGTTCAGCAGGAATTGACCGTGTTCATGTTTGTGTTCGGATTTATTGTCGGAGGGATTGTTTGTGTGGCGTTTTACATCGGTGTCAGCGCGATCATCTCAAAGGTGTACGGAGTTTAAAGATTTGGCCACAAGCCCTTAGAGGCCGGCCATGGGAGGTCACAAAATGAGTGACGAAAATAAGGTAGCCCTGCTCGACGAACCGACAGGCGACCCTGAGGAGTTACTCAAGGACATCAAAGACCAGCAAGGACAACTCAAAGAGGATGGGAGTCCTCAAGAGCCTGCGCCGGCCAAAGATGCCCCTGAGCCTCAGGAGAGCATTGTCAGTCCGTCAGCCGACAAGCCACCTGAAGAGGAGCCGGCTTCTGGCTCTGGAGAAGCACCTGTCCCGTTCGCAGAGGACGACAAGGCAGAAACTGAAGAATGGATGAAGAAGAAGGGATTCAAGGACGTGCAGGCCATGGCGTCTTCGCTGCGGAATCTTGAACGAAAGCTACATGAGCGGCCACCGAGCCAACCAGCGGAACAACCACCGCAAGCACCGGCACAGCCGGTACCGGCTCCGGCATCCTATGGAGCTCAACCGAATGTCGAGGCAATCGCAAAGCAATACGGGGTAGATCCCGATGATCTTCAAAGGATCGGCCGGATCTCGAACGATATTGCCGCTTACGAGGTGCAAAGGCAGATGCGACCCCTGATGGGTGAAATCAGGCGGCTGCGTCAGGAGAACGAAAAGCGAAGCACCTATGACCACGTCCAAAGTGATCCAACGTTCAATGACCCAACCGTGCTCAGAGAAATGCACGAAATCATTGATGCGAACCCGTCCGTTACCAAGAGTAATCCCCGCTGGATGCAGAGTGTCCATAACATGGCGCTCAGTAATCTCGGCAGGAGATATCTGGAGAAAGGAATTCGACCGGAACCAGCACCCGTATCGAGTGGGAAAGGGCCAACGAAACCGCCACCGTCCAAGGGGGGAAGTGGACAGGCGCGAGGAGGAAGCCCTTTAAGACCGAGATCTGAAGAATTGACGCCAGAGCAATTTGCCAAACTCCCAGCGGCTGAAATGGAGAAATATCTTCGGAAGCGCGGTGCTATTCCAGCAGATTACTGATCCTTCAGGTGAAGGAGGAACAATAAAATATGAGTGTCTATTCAGATAGTGCAGGCGCAACAATTACAACCATGATCGGGAATTACTACGACAAGGTTTGGTTGAAACGTCTGGAACTAAATCTGGCTTATGACAAGCATGGAGTTCAGAAACCTATTCCTCGTAATGAGGGTGACACGGTTGTCTGGCATCAAATGGTCAATGTTGGGGAAGGCCATGAGTTGAGCGAGACCGCGAATGAAGGTTATTCAGCGGTTTCCACCAGGAAAGCGTCCGCCACATTGGCTTGGAGAGGTTTCGTAGCGGAAGTGACGACTCGCGTCGTTGCAACTGCGGTGAATCCCATGGTCAAAGAGATGGCCGGTGCCCTCGGGTACAGTGCTGCTCTCACTCGTGACAGCTTCATTGCTGATGCTATTGGATTCGGTTCTGCCGCGTCTACTGGTGTTGCTGATGCTGCCAGTGTTGCGCTCCCGTCCGCTTACACACAGGGTTTCCCCCTGTATGAAGGCAACAGGGACACACCCTACTGGTCTGTCACGGCTTTGGCCAATGGTCTATTCTCTGCTGCTCCGGATCTCGACCACGTTGGACGTGCGGCAACGCATTTGAAAAACCTGGGCGTGATGACTTTCGATGATGGAATGTACCACGGTATAGTCCATCCGACGGTCGCCGGAAAACTTCGGGAGGACTCTGACTTTGTGACCTGGATGGCTAACACCAACCGGGCCGCGATGGAAAGAGGACGCCTTGGAGTTGTTGAGAATGTGTTGTTCGAGGAATCACCGAACGCGATGACGGTTGCTGTACTGTCGTCCAACTGGAGCGGTTACGTTTCAGGAGGGACGTTGTACGGAACTCTCATCGTCGGACAAGGAGCTTATGGTGTGACCAAACTTCGCGGGGAAGATGCGAAGGTTGTGATTACCAAAGGCCCCGACAAGTCCGATCCGCATGATCTTCATACCCTGGTGAGTTATAAATTCGCGATTGCATCAAAAATTCTTAACCCGTCTGCCGGTGTGATCCTGACTTGGCTTAAAGTCTAAATTGTGTCTCATGGCTCCTCGTGACAGATTCCCCCTGCGCGGGGGGCCATGGGAATTTTAAAGGGGGAAGGCAATGAAAAGTTTAATTATCGGGGCCGGAGAAGTAGGGCAGGCGATTCATGGGATCATCAAGGATCAACACAAAACGTTTATTCGAGACGTTGAGGATTTGAAGGTTGAGGGGATCAAGGTTTTACATATTTGCTTTCCAGAATTTCCCAAGTTTTATTTTTACGCCAGAAAGTACATTAAGCAGTACAAGCCGATCCTGACCATTATCCATTCGTCGGTCAGCGTTGGTGACACGGAAAAGATCGGCAAGGACGTTGTTTATTCGCCAGTCAGAGGACGTCATCGGCCCAGTCTTGAAAAAGAAATGATGGCCTTTCCGAAGGTGGTAGCTTGCAAGGACATCAAGAAGCGTGGAATGGCCATGGAGTACTTTAAGCAGTGTGGCCTTGATGTTTACGGGACGCATGATGTCAGGGGCACAGAGTTGGCCAAGTTGCTTTCAAATGTCCATATGGGCCTGGAGATAGCGTGGGCGCAGGAAGTGGCAAGGATCTGCGGTGATAAGGACTGCTCTTACGGGACGTACAAGTATTGGGAATGGTCATACGCGCAAGGCTACATGAAGCTGGGACAGGCAAATTTGATGCGGCCGATTATGGAATCCCACCCCATAGGCGGTCATTGTATTTTGGAGTGTACGGAAATCTTACGGAAGCAGTACGAATCTCCTGCTTTCGACTTTATCAGGGGGTCAAATGAAAAACAAATTCTGGCAGAGAGGGGAAAAACATGCTGATCGGATCCCCATACCCGAAGGGAAGGTATTGGACGAAACGAAGCCGATGGAAAAAGGCCGCTGGGTTCCTGATGATCCTCTCTGCGCTCGGGGCGGCTGTTTACATAAGAAGTCGATTCATTTAGACGGGGAATGTCATCATCCAAGCTGTCATTGCACGAAGTTCCTGGAGGCGTCATGAAACGTAAAAAAGTGAAGAATCAACGGAAAATTGTCAAATCTGCGGTAAAACCCGCTCCAAAACCGGCAAGCGAGGCCAGAATTAACAAAAAGCTGACAAAGAAGGTTGTTCAGAAGGTGGCCGATTCCTGTAAAGGCGACCCGGAAGACATTTGCGGTCGCGGTGGATGTCTGCATCCACGGTCAATCCACATTACCGGCGAGTGTCACTCCAAGGGCTGTGTCTGTGTCGGATTTATTGAGTAGCCCCGACCACGAAGACGAAGTAAACATTCAATGGCTCTTTTTGTTCATGAAAGGGGTGAAGCTTGATTTGACTGTTGTGCCGGATCGGGATTACGAAAAGCACAGTGTGTCGATTAAGGAGCAGATGATAGCGGAGGGGAACAAATGGACTTAACTGGACGGTCATGTGGGAAAGTGTTTGTTTGCTCAAAGGGCAACACCCGGCCGTATTACAGTTTGAGCCATGACAGCCATGAGAGCATTATCAAGAAAGAAGGATTCCGAAACAATAAACTCTTTGACAGGGATTACGTCAGTGTTCAGATATGGCCGAAGGGATGCTGGTTTGATCCCATGGTAAAGTTTAACGGATGGGGGTTCGCGGTTGACGAGGAAAGCACGATTCCGGCATGGTTCGAAAACGATCGAGAGTTGTGGTTTGACCGGTGCCTTGATGAGATATGGCAGTTTGTATTGCCGGCCATTGGCAGGGGCGAGTTCCCCGGCGATTTTTCCGTCAGCGGGCCAGCAAGGATTGTTCAACTGAAAAGAGTGGCCGGGAATCTTAATGTGAACGGGAGCGCGGTTTTGAATGCCCCAAATCTATTATCTGTTGGTGGTCACGTCGCAGTATCACTGAACGCAAAACTTATCTCACCCCTTAACGGATTATGAAAATAAGCGAAGCCATAGAATACCTGAAAGATTACGAAGGTGACCGGATGGCGATTGAGCCGGAGTTTGGCGAATTGATTTATGACCTTATCGTGGAGGGGAAGCCGGACGTCATTGTTGAAGTCGGGACTGGCAAGGGATACTCGACGTCATGGATGATCTTGGCTTTGGAGAAGATCAGGAAAGCGAGATTGTTTACGATTGATATCCAGCGGGCACCAGATTTATATTTGTGGAACAAGATGAACTTGCCGACCGGCCGACTTGAGATCTTGCCCGGCAAACTCAAGGAAAACCTTCAGTACCTCCCGGATAAGATAGGGCTCGCATTTTTGGACGCAGATCATCAGATTGGGAGTGTCGTTGATGATGTTGAGCTTCTTTCGTCACGGATCGTCCCCGGCGGCAAATTGGTCATCCATGATGTCAATTACTGTCGCGAGATGGGGAATTTGCTTAGGGACTACTTTGGGATGGCGAACGCGAAGGGATTGAAGCATTGCGGGGTCGTACTGCCGGATGACTGCGATTGGGAATTTTACGAAGAAATAGCCCGGTACTCGGGACTGGGGATTGTTACTAAAAAAGGGGAAACCAAATGACAATAGAATTAAGAAAAGAACCATTGCTTTCGTTTATCGTGCCGGCGTACAAGACGCCGAAGGATATCCTGAAAAGATGCCTCATGAACCTGACTGACCAGGATTACCCGAATAAGGAAATCATTGTGGTTCTGGACGGGCCGGATGATGAGCTTCTGGAGGAAGCCAGCAAGTTTAAGGACGAGGGAGTCAAAGTTATCGCGATTGAACACGCTGGCGCCTGCGCTGCCCGGAACGCGGGGTTCAAGGAATCGGCCGGAGAAATCATCTCGTTTTTCAACAGCGATTACAACGCGAAGCCTGGGATGGCCCGCATGTGGGTTGATGAGCTTCTGGAGCATCCGGACTGCGGTTTTGCATACGGGCCTTACGAATGGGCGGTCAAGCATCGATCATGGTACCCCTCAAAGCCTTTTGATGCCTTCCAACTCAAGCAAGCCAACTACATTGACTGTGGCTTTCCTCTTTGGCGAAAACATGTTGTTGAATGGGACGTCGACTGTAAAAGCCTTCAAGACTGGGACTTCTGGCTCAGAGTCGTCGCGCAGGGCGTCAAAGGCCACTACATGACCCGCGAGATCAGCTTTTCAGCCCGGATCCCGGTGGCCGACGGTCTTTCCATGGACTCGTCAACAAACTGGATTGAGCGCGTTCGATACGTCAAACAGAAGAACGGGATCGTCGACTCGCCGCTGGTGGTTACTTCCCTCGGGGCTGCTTTCCACGGGGCCAAAATCGCCGAGATGCTGAAGTGCGACTACCGGGACGACACCATCCAGAAACCCAATGATTACAAAGCTCTTTACATGATCGGCTGGTTCATGAGCCCAAAGAATGAGCACAACAGCCACCCGGAGATCATGGCCCTGTTTGATAAGCGGGTGAAGATTCTCCACTTTGTCGGTGCGGACATTTACTGGCTCCGGAAGTTTTGTTGGGAAGACTTGAAGTTTATCGCCGGCGGGCTGAATCTCAAGTGTAACCACGTCCTGAGTGAGACTGAGCAGGCACAGAAGGAGCTGGCGGAACTTGGCATCAGGAGCAAGGTTGTCCCGATTCCCCCGTACAACAACTACGAAATGAAGCCCATGCCGGAGAAGTTTTCCGTTGGGCTCCTCCTGACGGATAAGAGTTCGTCAGAGTACGAGATGGGATTCGACAAGTATTGTAAAGGCAAAATGCTGTCTATTGTCCGGGCCATGCCTGATATCCAGTTCAACGCTTACGGTGACGGAGGGAAAGACCTGGGCCTCCCGAACCTTGTCGACCACGGGAACCTGAGCTCTGAGCAGTGGAAGGAGTTCGTCTACGCAAACGCCGCAACCCTTCGGATTGTCCGGCATGATACCCGCCCCATGGCTTCAGATGAGTTTATCCTGGCCGGCCGGGATGTCGTTACCAATATCAAACTGGCCTATCAGGAGCATATCGATACGTCCGGGGACTTGGAAAAGAACGAGTGGGACATCTACCAGACAGGGCTGAATGCTCATTACTGGCCGGGGACGAAGAAGAAGATCGTCCAGAAGATCCGCGAGCTGCGGAATCTTCATGAAGCTGGTCTTCATGCCGAGAGGCGTCGGGCGCTGGCGCACACCTATTACAGCGGAATACTGGACAAAGAGAAGTTCATCAGGGAGATTTACGATTTGGCCGGGTTATCGGCTGAGGGATTGAAAATTACAGGGGGGAAATCATGAGTCCAAAACTATCGTTTGTTGTGCCTTCCCATAACAGGGAAGAATGGGTGGCAGAGTGCATCGAGAGCTTGCTGGGGCAGGATGAGCCGGACATCGAGATCATTGTGGTCAATGACGGGTCGGAGGACGGGACGAAGGCGTTTCTTGACCGTGAATATGGTCACAGGGCAAGGATCAAGATCCATCACAATGAGAAGTCTATCGGGGCCGGGATGTCCCGGAACAAGGGCATAGAGCTGGCTGAGGCGCCCATAATCGCGGTTTGCGATGACGATGACATTTACCCTTCCTGTCGGGCCAGGCTCACGCTGGAGGCGTTTAAAGACCATCCTGAGGGGGTTATGATTAACTTTCCCTACATTCGGGTCGGCTATGAGCAGGAGTTGATTCAACAGTTTCCCGGCGAACCGTTTAACGAGGAGGAGTTTAAGAAAACCGGAATGGTCAATTATTTCTGTCATCCTTCCTGCGCGTACACGAAGAAGGACATCCTTGAGATCGGGGGGTACCGGGCTGAGACGAAGGGTGAGACCGACGACTTTAAGCTGGTTCAGGATTGGATCAAGGCCGGGAAGAAAATCGGGTTCGCAAACCCTGACTTTCTTTGCGGACATCGGGTTCTGCCGACTTCGGTGATGGCGAAGATGCGAGGCTTTGAAGCCGGGTGGACGGAGAAATGACGGAAGACGAGATAAAAGATAAGGAAATCGATAGATTTAAGATGGATTTGGCGAGGTTTTCCGGAGGGTATACGAGTTTCATGGTTATTGTCCGGACACCCTCGGGTCGGCTGCTTTGGAAGTCAACCGACAAAACTTGGGCGATTGGCGCTTGCCATCGATATTTGAATGGTGCGAACGCTTGGGATGCCGAAGAAGAAAAAGAGGCCTACGAGGGGAAGAAATGACGAAACTACATGACAATGAGATGCTTAAGAGCCACGAGAATTACGGGGATATCATGCCCAAAGGCCTTGCCTGTTACCCATTCTCAAGGTCGCGGATCCTCCCTATCTACTACGAAATCGCCGAAGGATCAAAGGTTCTGGACGTAGGGGCCAATTCCGGTGAGTTCATGAAGATGCTGAAGGAAAAGAAGAAGTGTGATGTCTATGGGGTTGACGTTTCCCAGGTCGTTGTGGATATCGCCAAAGGAAAAGGGCTGGATGTCCAACTGGCGAAGGCTGAGGATTTGCCCTTTAAAAGCGGGACATTTGATGTGGTGACCCTCATGGAGACCCTCGAGCATATCATGGTTCCCGAGAAAGCCCTCCGGGAGATCAAGCGGGTATTGAAGCCCGGAGGTGTTATCCTTGGGTCATGCCCTCACAAGAACCTTGAGCTTGAGATGTGGGACGACGAGAGGCTTCACCATCGGTATTACGATGAGGAGAATTTGAGCAAGGAGCTTGGGAAGGTGTTCAAAAAGCATTATCTTCGGTCTTTAAATGGAGCCCAGTTTTCAAATGGTTTCGCGAATAGCGGGCTTTCCGGGGTGACCTGCCAGCTTCTGTTTAAGGCCGGCGGGAAGGACATGGAGCCCTGGGGCGAGGTCATGCGGGCCGGGAAAGATCTGCGGGTCTGGTTTGGCTGGACTCAGTTGGCCGGGACGATTTACTACCGGATGCGCGGATATGCGGACAAAATGGACAAACATGGGGTTGAGGCCGGGTACTCGTGGTTCAAATATGACGGCCGGGAAACGCAATCTGACTGGCAAAACAGGATTCAAAGTCGAGTGGTTCAGGATCAGTTCGACCAGATTTTGCGGGTAGCAGATATGTCTATATGGCAGGTTGTAGGAAATAGGTATGTCCTGGCTTTCCTTCAATGCGCGAAGGATTTATTTAAGAAGCCGATCATCATGGAGATCGACGACTGGCTGCTCGACCTTCCGTCCTACAACATTGCGTCGCATCCTTTTCAGCCCAGTTCGGAGCCGGAATGGCTGGCGACCGAGCAGATGAAGCTGTCTGATGCGTTCATCGTTTCAACCGAGTATATTCGGGAGAAAGTGGCTACGATGTTCCCTGAGAAAAATGTTTACGTTGTTCCGAATTCGATTGATTTTGACGTATGGGATCACCTTGTTCCGTCGGAGATTGCAGGTTTGGATAAAAAAGACAATACGATTCGCATCGGGTACACGGGTTGCGGAAATCACATAGGTGACTTAGAATTAATAAAGAGGCCGATTCTGAAGCTCCTTGAAGAGTTCGAAAATCTGGAGTTGATTTTGCCTCTACGTTACTCGGTCGGGGAAAAGACTTTGTGGGAAGGGTTGAAGCATCCACGGATAAAATTCTTGGATCGTTGGACGCCAATCGATAAATACCCGCATGATCTGGCCGCGTGGCAGATGGACATAGGAGTCGCGCCATTGAGAGACAATAGCTTCAACCGGGCCAAATCAAACCTCCGCTGGCTGGAATATTCAGCGTTGAAGGTTCCTTCCGTCATGAGCCGGGTCTACCCTTTTAAATTTTCCGTCACAGATGGACAAGATGGATTGATTTGCAATTCAGAGCTTGAATGGTATGAGGCTTTGAAAAGTCTAATTCTCGACGAAAACAAAAGAAAAACATTGGGGAACAATGCGTATAAGAAAGTTCGGGAGTGCTTCAATATGAACCGGATTACAAAAGTATACGCTGATGTTTTAAAAGAAATCAAAGGAGCTTCCCAATGCAACGAAGCGAAATTGAAGAACAAATCGGACAATTCCTTGGAGATACAGCCCACCGCCGTTGGACAACCGCAGTAATCCGGGCGCGACTGGGGATTGTTCACCGCGAAGTCATCGCTGTTACCGGCGCATTGACGACAACGAATTCTTACACCCCTACACTGGATACAAAAGAAGTGACAATCCTGGCGAACACCTACGACATCACGCGGGTCACGATTGAAAATTCAGATGGTGACATAAGGCCTTTGACTGGAAAGACTCGCGCTGACTGGGATTTTCACGCGCCCAACTGGGAGAACGAATCGTCCGGGGAGCCGAAGGAATACGCATGGGATCCGTCGAATTCCGAGTTGCTTCTTCGCCCCAAACCAGATTCAAGCTACGTCGTGACAAACGGATTGAAGGTTTGGGAAGTTCACCCTCCAACCGGGTTTACATCCGATTCAACATTCTCTTTTAATGACAACAGCATTTTGCAAACTCTCGATATGTGCCTCGCCCACGGTGTTACTGCGTTGTGCTGGATGGATGATGGGACACCCGAGGCATTGGCAAAGGCGCGGTTTCACCGGTCAAATGATAGTCGGAATCCCGGTGAATACGAGAAGTATCTCAAAATGATTGCTTCGCGGATGGGAACGCCTTCCGGGGTGGCCACACAAATTAAATGGTACCCACAGGGGGCGAGGATGGGAATCGGACGAGGTCGGACAAAGGAGTATTTCTGGTGAAAATGAGACATACGCTTTCCTTTCTTGCCGCTTTTTTGGCATGTACATGTTTGTTTGCTGTTGATTATGGTGTTCACACCATTGGGCCCTATGGGACGCTGAATGATGTTGATAACCCTCTCGTTATCCCGTCGAATAAAGCGCAGGATCTCCTGAACGTCGACTTGTCCCCTGACGGGAAGATGGTCAAGAAGCGGAAGGGGTACGCGAGCGTGTTTTCGTTGACACATTCGACGTCGGCGCTCCATGGGCTTTACAATTTCTACAACACTGGCGGGAACGATGTTTCATTGTTTTTCCATGACAACGAAATGGCAGCGTCAGTCAATGGCGCAAGTGAAACGGTTTTATTCACAACCGGGACGGTTGCCGCGACGTATGACTGCACGGACTGGGCGGGCCATGCGTATTGTGTTGATACCGGCCGAGAGCAAATCATCAAGACTGACGGGGCGACTTATTCGCAGATGGCCCCGACCAACAATGGGACGATGATTACCAGTACGCCGGAAAGGCTTGTGCTTGCAGGGTTTTCGGCAACCCCGAACAGAATCGATTTCTCAGAGGCCAATGACGTTACAGACTGGACGGTTGCGTCTCTTCCAACCGACCCAATCACTTACTCTATCATTGGGACAGGCGCCAAAATAACTCATATCACCTACGCTTTCAACCGGGTTATGTGGTTCAAGGACTCCAGTTTTGGGTATCTCCTTGAGGGCCCGACTCATGGGGACTGGGTAAACAGAACAGTTTCTCCAACGATAGGGACGAATGACAACACGTCTGTTTACTGGAACGGGATTCTTTATTTCAGGGGGCAGGACGGGCATATTTACGGATTTGATGGGGCTCGCCTCAATAAACTTTCAAGAGATGTAGACACCTTCATTTCCAAATGTCAGACGCTTCGCCGGAATTCATGGGGGCAAACATCTTCGGCTGACTTCGACGCCGGGATTTTTACCTTCGACAGCTACATTGACACGGAGACGGTTTCCGGTCAACTCCAGCTTACCTTTCCCGACGAGTTCACCTCTTTCCGTGATGGCACCGGTGGAACAAAACGGGTTTGGCGTGAAGATATCCCGATTCACGCAGGGGGAGATGGAAGCATCGAAATCGAAAACGAGGAGGTCAAGCTGATTGCTTCCGCTTCATCTGTGAATGGCGGGATACGAATGGGAACACCAACGCAACTTGACGATTTCGCCAAGGGAACGACTTACCATTTTAAAATCGTTGATTTCTCGACGTATAGCGCCACCGACAACGTATGGCTTTACGTTGTGTTTTCGACATCTCTTTACACAACGGAGGCCACGCTGGGACTTGATTACTGGAAGATAATTTTCAAATCGACCGCTTCCAATAAGGTTGGTATTCATAATGTGCGCAATACGAGGGATGGGGTTATTGAGTCAGGGTTCGAGTCGTCATGGTCTCTGCCTGTAACTGTGGATCTCTATATTTCTACGTCGAATTACAATTTTTACGTAAATTCGGTTTCGACTGCCAGTGGGTCGCATACATGGCCAAATAACAAGGTATGGGTTTTCTTTGAGTTCTTCCATACGATTGAGGATGAGGTTGAATACTCGGTAACACTCGACGATTTCAGCGTCGCGCCCAGCACGCCAATTTATGACTCAATCGTATTCAATAGCGCCGGGATGGAATCGTGGGACAGTTTCATGGTTACCAATGCCGATGTTGGTGGCAGCCATGATTTTTATGTTCGATCGTCGACCGAGTATTTCCCTGCAAACAGTGTGGTGTCGACTATCGCATGGACTACGATTTCCGACGGGGCCATTCCTTCGATTGCGACGGGGACATACATCCAGTTTCGAGACAGAATTACTGTTGACGATCCGGAGGACAAGCCTGTCCTTTACGATTTCTCCTTCAACTGGTCTGAGGGGGCGGCGGACGACAAGGCTTACGGGATTTACTTCGATGACTGCATTTGGTGGTCATTGACGTATGACGACACTACAGTCAACAATCGGATACTCAAGCTGGACTTAAATAACAACGGATGGTTGGTGTACGATCTTCCGGCCAATGGCTTCATGACGAGAGGATCAGACTTGTACTTCGGGGATTCGGGGGAAAGCTCCGTTCATAAATTTGGTGACGCTGACAATGACAATGGGTCTGCGATAAATTCTTATTGGAAATCGAAGGACTTTTTTATCGATTCCCCTTTCACGGAAAAAGAATTCAATCTCGTTTCTTTTGTGTCAAAGAGTATAGAGAACTCAACAGCAACAGTGACTTATACATTGGATGCGTCAACGGAATACTCCTATGAGATAGAGACATACGAGTCTGGCTCTGCTTTTTATCAGAACAACCGAAACCTCCCCCAGTCCAGAGTTGGGAAAACGATCAATGTGAAGTTCGGGAATAATGCCGCCGATCAGTATTGGGAGCTCTACGGGTTGCAGGTCGGTATCAGATCGAAGCCATGGAGGGAAACACAGTGATGAAGAAATGGTGGTGGTGGATGTTTTGGCCGGGGATCGTGTTCGGGGGCGGGCCGTACTTTCAGCACAAAGACCCGATCGTCCAGCAGGAGTTTGAATGGGCATACCAAAACATCCGGACGGTACTGACGGAGAAGTCAGGGGCGAAATGTATTGATGACCCGACGTTTTGTGTTGACACCGTCAACAACTGGGTTTTAAAACCTTCACAGCCCTCGTTTCTGGCAGCGCCTTCTGCGGCGTTGTCGGATGTGACCGGTGACGGGACAACCTATACGCTGGCTGCGAATTCTGAGATATATGATTTAAATTCTGATTACGATACCGGGACGTATACGTTTACAGCGCCGGTCGGCGGGTATTATGATTTTGATATTTGTGTTGGAGTTAATGGGGTTGATATTGCAGAACATGAATATATTTTGGTTGTGCTGGATACATCCAACAGGGATTACGAGAAGCGTATTTATGACGCGACAAATTTGCTTAGAGGGGAAGAGGGCGTATGTTTTTCCGTTTTGGCTGACATGGATACCAGTGACACTGCCAAGGTAACGGTTGCCGTAGGGGGTGGAGCCGACCCAAAAACCGCTGACATTCGAGGCGGGATAGCAGATCTCCGGACATGGTTTTCCGGTTCATTAAAAAATTAAAGAAAAGATAGACAGGAGGCTTTATGCCAAAGGTAGACAGCACTATTAAACCCACTCCGATACCGGCTGGGACGATACCGCACCCATCGAATGTACCCGGAGGAATTCTTGGGGAGACATATCAAACCGAGTATTTAACGGAGCAAGAGCGAGAGCTTTTCAGGGGCAGCCCCACGAACATGACGCCATCTGAGTTATTCGAGAGGCAGAAAACTGTCCTCAACTCGGATAACCAATATCTTCGTGGATGGTGGGAAGATTGGCATACAAAGCAAGGTGGACACGGATCTGCTTCCGAAAAAGATCGGGTCGCCTATAAAACCTTAAAGCAGGGGCAGGGGATTCTTGGTCGGGATCTCACGGTTGACGAGTATACGGAAGGACTGACGTTTTTTGAAGGGGCAAACGGTGACTCTGTCGGGCGCGAGTATTACCAGAACTTGAAAAAGACGGAAGACGAGGATGCCGGTGATCTCCCGGGCGGCGATGGCGGAGGAGTCGGGACTGGCATACCCCCGGTCTACAACCCGGATACAGACACCTACACCGACCCGGACACAGGCGAAGAAGTCGATCCCGGCGACTGGGATCAGGACAAAATCGACCAATACAACAAGTATTCCGACGACATCGCACAGATGTATGAAGCCGAAGTCGGTCGCCCGCCGGATCAGATTGAGCTTGATGCTTTAATTGAGTCTCTTTCCAGCGGCGACTATAACATGATGCAGATCCGCGAAGGGTTGAGGAATACGCAGGAATATATTGATATCCAAGACAAGCAGTTTGCGACGGAGGTCGGCGAGGACATCGGGGGGATTGGGGATCGGGCGATTGAAAAATATTCCCCTGCTATTCTTTCAAAATACGTCAAGGGGGGGATACAGCATGGCCCAGCCTTGGATCAGGCTATGGCTGACCTGATGGCTGACATCGAATCAAGGCAAACCGGATTCCTGGCTGATCTGAAAGTCGGCCAGTACGGAGGAAACAAGGCCTACGCCCAACAGGGGTATCAGGCTGACCTGAACCGATTCCTTGCTGAGAAAGGGTATGGCCGGCAACGGTCGGATCAGTACGCTGACGCTCTCCGTAACCGGGCATGGAATTCGCAGGATGTTGGGGTGATGAATCAAATGTATGGCGGAGGACTTGGTTACATGGATGGCGGGCAGCAATCGTTTCCATGGGGGAAAACGGTGGGAACAATGGCCGGACTCGGAGCCGGAATGCTTATCCCCGGAGCTTCACCGGTTGCCTTGGGAATGTTTGGGGGCGGCGGCGGTTCGATTTTTGACGCTTTAAGTTAAAGGAGGCTTTATGCCATTAAGATTCATTCCAAGACAACAGGTTCAAAGACCGGCCCCCCGGCCGCATCCTTTGGCCGCTCCGGTCAACAACTTCATGAACAGCTTGATCTACATGATGCACCTGAACGAGAAGAACAAGCTGGAACGGGACAAGTTGGAGTTTGACCAGAAAGGGGCTGATTTGAATCGGGAGATTCAAGCGAAGGAAGAGGGGCGGGCGGCGGCGCAGGAGGCAAGAGATGTTGACTTGTATCAAAGGCAATGGGTTGGCCAAGAGAAGGTGCCTTATCAAGCTGCGGTTCCCCCTGTCCCGGCTCAGCCCGGAGTGCCTTATGAGGCCATGGCCCCGGTTGGCGGGCCGGAATCTCGTTTCATGGACGCTTTAGATAAGCGTAGGACGTCCGCTATGGGGTCAAGGTTGCCCGGAATGGGGGTTCAGGGTACCAGGATACCCCAAAATCAAACCTTGAGCGAAATACTGCGTTTTATGGAACAGAGGCCCCGGACACCTGCGACCCCTGGATCACCGGGAATCCCGGAGGTTCCGTTTCAAGCGGCTGTTCCCGGAACGAAGGTTCAAGAAAGCCGGGCGAAAATCGCGAAAGATGAGGCATTGGCAAAGGCGGCTCGGGCGCGAGCGTGGAGATCAAGAAATCAACCGTTTACGCAACCGGACGTTGAGGAACCTGTTGATCCTTTTGCTGATCCTTTTTCTGAGGACGTGATTGAAAGGTTCCAGAAATTACAGACCAGTTCGAGTGTTAAACCAGGGCAACTTGGATTCAACGAACCCCAGCTTTTTCAAGCCGCGGAAAGAACAGGTCGACCAATTTCACAGGCTTTCACGAGGGAAGACAAAGATGTTTGGGGGCCTTTTGATAAGAACGTGGCCGTTCCCGGGCAAATCATCATTGGGGATCAGGTTGAAAGGCCTCGCAGGAAAATCTTAGGCCGGGGTCAGGCAGCCCCGCAGCCTTCGGCGATTCAACCGCAAGAGGCTTTGCCTGAAAGAGCTGTCCAACGACTTCGAGAAGCCGGAGGTCAGCCGATTACGTTTCAAAACGGTCAGACCTGGCAGATGGTGAACGGGCAACCGAAAAGGATTAGATAATGGCCGATCCCTGGGCAGTCGCAGATCCGTGGGAAGTGTTGACGCCGGAAGAAGAAATTCCGGTGCCTGTCAGCGCCCCAGCGGTTGCGGCTACCATACCTGAGCCGCAAGATCCATGGGAACCCCTCGAAGACCAAACGTTTGCCCGCACTTTCATTGGTGGCCTTCCACGGCTTGCTGGTGAAACCGTAAGGGACGCTGCGCTCGACACCACTGCCGCTGCCGCTTACATGGGAGCCGGGGCAGTAAAAGGTGCGACCCTTGGTTACGTTGATCCGACGAAGTATCTTGAAAGAACGCCATTGGCTAAACGAGGGATTTCTAAGCCTATCGCTGGCGGCACGGGCCAGTTGATCGGCGCAGCTTTGCCAATAACAGCAACATCGAAGGCGGTCGGGGCCGGATTGAGATCGTCGAAAATATTGAAAGGGGTTAAACCATTTCTCCAGAGGGCTTTTCAGGCAGGGACAACTGGAACAATTTTTGGCGGAGCGCATAAGCCGGGAGAAGATAGCCGAACGAAAAACGCACTTGAGTCAGCGGCTTACTTCATTGTGTTTTCGGGCGTAGGAGAAATGATCGATCAGGCAGCCAAACGGTTCTCTAAAACCGGGCAATTCAATTTATTGAAAGGGGATATTGTTGAGAGAATGAAACGTGGTGGTGCAACAGCCGAACAGGCTGAGCAGGCTGCCGATGTTGGGCTCAAGACTGCCATTGAAAAAGGTGGTGGTTGGGCCGATGTTACAGCCAAGGACTTGAGGGGTGCGAGGGGTGCATTTAAAAAGGGAGCGCGTTTCGGGGAAGAAGCTCTTGAACCCAATCCCATCACCAAACCTTTCGAGAAGCCTCCCCCTGAAGCCCCTCCCGGCCCCCGCGACATCGTTCCCGTCCGGCCCCCGGTTGAAGTCCCTCAGCCCAAGGCTCCGGTCGAGATCCCTCCGGCGCGGCCTTTGGCGAAGCCGGGTGAACATCCTTTGGAGCAAGAGGGCCTCCCAGGCATCAAAAAATGGCTTGGGACATCAAAGATAGTGGATAAGAAAGGGGAACCCATGGTGGTATATCACGGATCAGGGGAGAGTGGAATAACTGCCTTTGATGTTAAAAAGGCTGGAAGCATACAGAAGGGCGACTGGGGAAGGGGAATTTACTTTACGCCGTCAAAATGGATGGCACAGGGTTATCGAGATTCAGCGGTGAAGGCTCTTGATAAGGATGTACAGAATTCTTATGACGAGATGGAAAATGCCGCGAAAAAAATGGGTACGACGGGAATGATGAAATGGATTGATATGCGGTCAGGGAAGATTACTGAGGCACAGTATAAAACACTTCAAGAGTATGAGGAAAAATGGAGAGGAGAGCTTAAAAGGGCAGAGGGGTCTAAGCAGGGGAAAGTTTACCCCGCTTATGTGAAGCTCGAAAATCCGTTGGACTACACTTATGGCGGCATTACCGAGCCAGACCTTGCAATAAGAGCGAAGGAGGAAGGCCATGATGGGATCATTGTTCGGAATGAAGATGGAGATATTGATGAGATAGTAGTTTTTGAGCCAAAGCAAATCAAATTTGCCGCCGAATCCCCCGTTGCCCCCCCCCTGAAACCCGTTGAGCCTCAACCTGTCCCCGGACGAGAGCAAGCTATTGAACCCGCCGTTGAAGGCGACCAAGCCTTGATTGAGGAGGCGAGGAAGTTCGGGACGGTGGATAGATTTGTCAAAGCAAAGCAGAAGGGGTACTACCAGCATAAACTCATAAAAGGCAAAGAGAATGTAAGGGGAATCTTGGAAACTGGTTTCAAGGGCAAGGGCGCGAATGTGTTACCTGTCTTAAGTGGGGAGCCGACGAACATAATCGAGAAAGCCTATGCGCCCAAAAAAGGAGACATGATTTTACTGGTTCCAAAAAGCCAGGTGGACAATTTGAATTCACCGAGGCCGCTGAGTGTGAAACAGGGGTTCAGGCCGCAGCCTCATGAAATCGTGGAGATCGAGTATGACAATCAGACCCCCCTGGAAGTTCAAAGGCGGCAGCTTTCTGATGTTTTCAATAAATCAAGGCAGGCACCCCTTGCCGAACCCGCCGGAGAAATAGAACCCGAAGGCGTTGTGCCGACGCCGGAAGCCCCGAAGCCTATCTTGAAGCCGGTGGAGCCGACGACATTTGAAAAATTAAAGCTGGAACCTAAGATTGGCAAAAGAGTGAGGGAAACCGCGGGAATCACGAAGCCATTTGGAGAGAAAAAACTGTCTGAGAAACAAGCTCTCTACCTTTCCCTCCGGAGCCAGGCGCGGGGCGCAAAGTTGGGGTTCAGGGAAGGGAAGGAAAAAGCGACCCGTCAAATCAAGTCGGCGAAGGAAATTCTTGATCGTCGTCGGTCGATGATTAAATCCATTCAGAAAGATTATGCTCTCTCGGATAATGATTTGAAAAAGGTTTCCAATCGCGATATCCGGCTGATGAACAATTACGAATTTAAAACATACCTCGATGACATCGACGCAAAAGCTGCTGCCATGGAAATAAAGCGAGAAGCGAAAATTAATGTTTTATCGGAGATCCACGAGAAGGAATTCCAGAAGCTCGACAACCTCCGGAAGTTCATGAAACTCCCGACGCTGGACAACATGTCGACAAAGCAACTGGAGGAGTTCAACGCGGAGATGGAGAAGTATCAGAAGGGCGACGAGTTTCTTTCGGTTCGACAACTTGAGACGGTGAAGAATACGGAACTGGGCGGGATCAAGACAGCGCGAGAAGCAAATGAGGTGCTGGCAAAAGAATTAAATGTTCCCGTGTCAGAGTTAAAAAGCCCAAAGACAAACGAATTTGACAAATACAAATTTGATGCGGCACTGGCTGACAAAGATCCATTTTACGGACTCATGGTCGACAAAACGAATACATCTTTCATGGAATCCTCGCAGAAATTTTACGAGTATGAAACGGAAGTCGATGAGCTTGTCAAAAAGGCGCGGGCGTCAAAGAGCCGAAACCTGGTTGAAAGAGCGATTCCTTCTGATGAGATTGTTTTCAATTGGCTTGAGGCGAAGCCAGCGGAGAAAGCCAGTTTGACGAATCAAATGACGGATGCGGAAATTGACCTTGCCAGTTACTTGCAGGCGCGGTTTGCTCAGTTCAGAGATTACCTGACTCAACAAGGGACACTTGAGAAGTATCGCGAGGACTACATCACGCATATCCGCCGGGACTTTTTGGAGGCATGGAAAGAGGATGGGGTTCTTTCAGCATTCAAAGATATTGTAAAGCAAGGACGAGAGGACGCCGCTGTTTTTAAGATCCTCGAAGACGACACGCAAAACATTCTGCCACTTGAGAAATTTTTCCAATTTGCCATGCAAAGAACCGGGACGATCAAGCCTTCAAAGAATGTAGCAAAGGCGTTCAAGGCATACGCGGGGGCGATGCTGAAGAAGCAGGCATTGGATAAGATCATGCCAACTCTCGACATTTATGCTCATTCCTTGTCGCCGAAAGCTGTTACTCCAAGAGGGTTGGAGATGGATCGTCGGTTGAAAAAGTTCGTGAAGGAGTGGATCAACAACAAGAAGGGTCGGCGATCAAGCATTGGGGGGTTTATCCCCCAGGGAGGCGTCATCGATATCGGGCTTCGTGCGATAAACACTTTCGTAACGATGATTGATCTTGGTGCCAACGTTCCCGTTGGGATGGCGGCCACGGCTGGGGAGCAAGCCGTAACGTATACGAATTTAGGTAAAGAAAAATATGCGCTTGGTGTCAGTCGAATGGCGACATCGAAGGGCAAAAAGATAATTGAGGACAACCGTGGATTTATCGGAAAGTCTTTGTGGCGGGACTTGACGGACACAGCGAACAACATCGGAGATACTTTCAGCAAGGGGTTGTTTGGATTGTTTCATGTTTCAACGTCAGCGGCAAACAAAGTTCATCTCCTTGGATCTTTAACTGAGGCAGAATGGGCGTCCGGGAAAATCAGTAACGAAAGGAAAGGCGCTTTGGTTAGAGAGATGGGGCGTTACAGAGCAATCCCTGGGAGCGCTTCGATTGGCGGGTCAACGTCTCTTGGTAAATCATTCACAAAATATAAGACATGGGCGATCCCTGTTTTGAGAACAAACGTCAGGAATTTGATCGACCTTACAAAGATGGCCAGTAAGGGGAAATTCAAGGAATCAGTTAAGTCTCGTGAATTCAAGGAATTGTTCAGGGCGGCGACTTTAACGTCAGCCATTGCGGTTACGGGATTGGCAGTTTTTGACGATGACGATGATGATGGATTCTTAAATACGCTTTTAAGGAAAACGCACAGGGAAGCGTTGACGTTGGTTGGGGCGATGAACCCCGCTCTTTTTACGAGTGAGCCGCGAATCGTTTCTTTCCTTGCCGATCTTGGGAAAGCGATTGAAATGATAATTAAGTTGGAAGAATACAAAACGAAACCTGGCTATAAAGGCGTGGCACAAGTGAAAAGGATATTGACGCCGAGAGTCGTTAAAACGATTATCGGGAAAGAAGAACAGAAGAAACCAAAACGAATCTTCAAAAGGTAGGGGAAAATGAAACCAGAGATCAAGAAGGTACTTAAACTATATGTAAAAAAGACGTTAAGGTGGATGTGGGGTTACGCCAATTCTCCGACGAAGAAATCAATTACATCAACGGATTTGTATGTGACGGTGGCAGTCCTGTGCGGTCTCTATATATTTAAAGATTCGATTCCGGAGGCTTATTACCTGGCGTTCTACAATGCCATGGTTGCCGGCTATCTGGCTGCCCGGATGTTCATGAAGAAGAACAGGGGGCGGTTCATGTCGGGTCTTTTCACCAGCGAGTTTTACGCAGTGGGCTGGGCGCAGTATTTGAATTGGGAGGCGTTGGAGGCTGGCGGCGATCCCAGGGTTGTCTGGGGTGTCATTGTTGGGATGGCTATTTTATATGTTGTAACCCGTGGGGTTACTAAAAGCATCGGGGTTAAAACACAGGTGATAACATGAACATTTCAGATTTTCTCTTTGTTCGGAAAAACTTTGGCGGGAAAGGATTCCAGATTAATTACGCTTTTGATGGGAATGGGCAACTTGAGTACACCGGTTACGCAAGGGCAGGGATTGCAGACAGTGATCGGGGCTGGCAGATTGTCAAAAAGACATGGAGCTCAAACTTTCCATCCAAAGACAGGGTCAGTCATGACAATGAGATTTGGGACGAGCGCACTACACTTTTTTGATATGAAGAAATTGATTCTATTTATCGCGTTGTTTTTGCCTATGCCCCTGTTTGCGATAGAGGCCCTGGGGGACTATGACTTCATCCACAACCCATGGACGGGCCGGCTGGACATCATTCAGTCAACGACAACGATTTCCGGCGGGTACTATTCGACGATCTGCTTTGATTCGGATACCTGTTTCACGTTGTCCGGGAACGATTTGACGTTAACAGTCCATGGGGAAACAAGGCAGACATGGACAACGGTACTGGCTGACGAGTATTTACTCCTGGACGACGGGGCGAGCTTTATCGTTTTGGATGACGGAACGAGCAAAATAATTAAATAGCGAGGACACCATGAGAAAACTTTTATACCTATTAATTTTGATCCCGGCCCTTTTGTTCGCGGCGGATTCGGAGGTTCAAGATCTTACAGATATTCCTAGCCCCGCGCTTGGCGACGATATGTATATTGTGAATGACCCGGACGGAACTCCCGACTCGACCAAAATCAACATCGGGAATCTTCTCGGCGTTTCTCCCGCCCTGGACGCTGACGGTACGATCACAGACGACTACATTGACTCAGCGGATTATGCCGCGGGCTCAATCGATGCTGAACATCTGGCCGCTGACATTGTCGATGAAACAAAGATTGCCGACGACGGTATTGATTCTGAGCATTACAACGACGGTTCAATCGATGCAGCCCACTTGGCCGCTGACATCGTCGATGAGTCTAAAATCGCCGATGACGGGATTGATTCCGAACATTACAATGACGGGTCGGTGGATGGTGTTCATTTGGCTGCCGACGTTATTGACGCAACCAAACTCGCGGACAACGCTATCCAAGAGGAACACCTGAAAGCAGTGGACGCCTCCACTGACGAGGACTTCCTGACCAAAGAGGATACCACGGGTGATTTTGAATGGCACAGCGCCGCAGACGTTGCCGGCTCCATCGCGGCCGCAGTTGCCGAAGGTGAACTTGCGGACAGCGTTGTTGTCGGCGCTGACATCAAAGACGACACCATTGACTCTGCCGATTACGCCGCTGGCTCAATTGACGCTGAACATCTGGCCGCTGACATTGTCGATGAAACAAAGATTGCCGATGATGGTATTGATTCGGAACATTACAACGATGGATCAATTGACGCGGCCCATCTTGCAGCGGACGTTATAGACGAAGGAAAAATAGCGGATGACGGCATTGACTCCGAGCATTACAACGATGGTTCAATTGACGAGGCCCACCTGAATATCTCAAACGCCGCTGTTGACGAATACGCTTTAACCTATGAGGCCGATACCTCCAATTTCCAATGGGTTGAAATGACCGGCGGGGCGGAAACCAATAACTTGGAGTCCGTGATGACCGACGTTCTCCAGAACGAAATCGCCATCGGCCAGTCAGGGGGTGACGTCGGTGGATATTACGCGGTGACCGGTGACATCACCATGGACGACTTCGGTGTTACTACCATTGGCAACGACAAGGTAGACTCGGCTCACTATGTAGCTGCAAGCATTGACGCGGAACATTTAGCGGCTGACATTGTTGATGAAACAAAAATCGCAGACAACGGAATTGACTCAGAACATTACAACGACAATTCCATTGATTCCGATCATATGAATTGGGGGTCGGCGGCGAATGAGATTGATATGGCGGACATCCCCGGAGGTGTGGCGCCGGCCAGCGTCTTTGACTTCGGAGGCGCGACATCCTTTGAGATCCCGCAAGACAAGACAGTTGCTGCTGATGGGCAGATCACGGTTGATGGGACTTCGGGGCAGTTCCGGTATCATGATGGTACAGCACAGAGAACCCTTGCCCATTTCTACGAAAAGGGGTTTGTCTTGGAGGATCCCGTAGAAGCTGACGACAACGTCCCGTTCTGGCATCCGAAACAGGCAATCACAATCACCGATGTTTATTGCGAAGTAGATGGCGCGACGTCGGCCGGAGTCATCATCTCAGACGGAACGAATGTTTTGGAAACGGTGGTTTGCGACGAAGACGGGCAGGCTGATGACGGTTCGATTGCCAATGGAACTTTTGCGGCAAACGAAAGAATGGAGTTTGACATCGGAACGGTGACGGATACTCCTGATTGGCTTTCGGTTACGATCACCTATACTGTGGACGCGGATTAATATGAAAAAAATACTACTGCTTATTTGCTTTGTTCTTCCCCTTCATGGGGCAGAGCTTCTCCTGAAAGTTGGCGATGGCGGTGCCGCCAGTTTTGAAGATGGCGATATCATCCATGCTTTCAATGACAAGGAAATCCTGAATGTCCATGCCCAGGTAATTACCCATGTTAAATTGACCAGCACGACAAAGGACAATCTTCGGTATCCGGGAACACTTCTTGAGAAGTACCTCGAAGAAACCTCCGAATATAAGTTTATCCGAACCGGATCGGCAACGGTTAATAGGATTGACTTGGCGACACTGGACGAGCAAACTTTTTCAGACAAAACCAAAGAATATATCCACGTTCAGCAGGCGATTGATTTCTACCTCGAACACCCCCGACACAAGGTTTTCGGAACGCTGGGGGCCGAATACTGGTACGGGGGGACTAAGCGGATCACCAACGACACCATGGACGCGGTGTGGGATGGCATTGAAGCAAGGGGCCAGCATGACCGGGCCGATTACGACAAGTTCCCCTTTTCAGATAAAACCCTGAGTAAATATTATGCCATGCCGGTTGAGGACTTCACGGATGCGGAGAGAAGGGAATACGTCGCGCCGGTTGAAAGCCAATTGACCGGCAAGATTACAGAGGCCCGTAAGAACGAGGTGGACTACAACGCCCTGAATTTGACTGCCAAAGAAAAAGCCGACATTGCCGACCCAAAGGTTAAGGTCGATCACCGGGACTCCAAGACTTTTGATAAGCCGAGTGTGGGGTTGCAGCCATGAAGAAGATAATCTCATCCTTCCTTGTCCTGCTTTTATCCGGATCAATTGTTTTTGCCGCCGACCTTACGAAAACGGTCGGGGTTTCTTCAAGGGATTATACAACCGGACAATTATGTGAGGATGATTTGGACGATGGCACAAACGCCGCCAATGACGCCACAGCTTATCAGGCCGGGGATACCGCGACTTGCGAGTTTTACGACGATGGTGATTTCACCGGCGGAATCACGATAAACGGCGGGAACACCGTAGGCCTTACCGCTGTAACTTTTACCGCCCCTTCAGCAGAACGCCACACCGGATCAGAAGCTACGGGCGTCGAGTTGGATGGAACCGTTACTGTTGATATTCCGGAGGGTGGAAGTGTCACCAACTTGACGGTTGAATGGTTGGACATAACGGAGAAATCGCCGGGTACCAATGGGCAGGGAGTAAACTTCGGCGATAACACCTCTCCCTCGACCATCAAAAACAATATTGTTCGGGATGTTACATCCGGAAATTCCTACAACTCAGCACTTGGCATTGTTAATTCGTATGGCGTTGCTGGCACTAACATACATTTCCTGAATAACATTGTTTACAATATTAAGCCAACGGGTTCTGGAAGTACAGGAGATGCTACCGGTATCAGTTGTGGGTCTTCGCTTGCCAATATATATAACAACACTGTCTACAAAGTAGAAAACGATAACGATTACGCTATCGGAATATATATTAGTTACGATGTTGCCCACAACATTAAAAATAATATCGCCACAGATACGGGTGGAAGCGGCAGCGGATCAATAGTAGATTTTGATTTTGCTGGGACAAACCCCACCGCAGACTACAACTGGTCAGAAGATGAAACAGCGGATGACGGAGGTGGGGCCAATGACCGGGTAGGCGCAGACCACAGTGAGTCAGGGACGGATATTTTTGTATCTATCACTGGTGGTTCGGAAATCCTGAAGCTGAAAGCAGGTGGAGACCCTATTGATAAGGGTGAGGACTTAGGAGATGTTGCCGCCGCTGTTGAAATTACTTCGAGGAATCGACATGATGAGGACGATGACTGGGACATGGGGGCCCATGAATTTGTTGGCGAAGCGCCAAGTGGCAGAACCCGCCGGTTCTTCAAGGTATATTAAAATGAAAAAACTCCTATTCCTTTTTGCCTTCCTGCCTGCCTTTCTTTTGGCAGATGGCACAGAGATTGAAGGCGACGCCACAATAGATTCAGGCTCTCTTATTTTAAAAAGTGGAGCGAAGACCGGGACAATTTCTCTTGACACTACGAATTCGGAATTGGATGTTTCGACGAACGTAAATGTCAGTGGCGTTATCGAAGCGGTAACCGGGGACATAGGCAACATCGGCCTGGCGGGGGAAACCATAACAATAAACACTGTCTTGCCCGGTGATGGCTTTATCTTCAAGGATCCCGGCGGGGTTGAAGTTGCAAAGTGGTTAAAAGGTACGAACCTTTTTAATTTATGGGTTTCGACAGCCGGTTCATGGCCGGCCAGCGGAAGGATGAGTTTCTCGACCCTCCCGAATGAAAATGCGGATATCACTTTCAATGGAAACAATTCCGGGTTTTCCTTGCGTGAGTCATCCGTGACATTTGATTCAGGATCAGATGATCCTATTCTGGATTGGGTCACGGACGGATATTTGCGTGTAGCAAATGGGACTTTTACAGTAAGCGAGAAATTGATTGTCGGAACCAGTACAGCGCACAACCTCAATGTCTCACAGTCCGGGGCCGCTGTCTTCGCTGGATCAAAAGCCGGTTTTGTTTACACTGAAATATCAACTGTCTCCAACAAGACGGAAACCGCCATCGCTGCCTCTGATACACCAGTTCAGATTGTTACCTTCGGGGCCAATGGAGACAGCCTCAATGCGACCCCCGACCACACAAATGACCATATCACGATCGTAAAACCTGGATGCTATTTTGTTGCAGTCAGCGCCACCATCAACAGCGGCGCGGGGGCAGCCAGTAAATTTGAGATGACCGTTCAGAAAAACAATGGCAACGCCGAGGTCGGGGCCCTGCATTGTAACAGGAATTTAGCCGGGGGCGGAGGCGTGGCAGGAGTTATCAGTATGAGTGGGTTGGCACCCGGACTTGTCGCCAACGACACTATTGAGGTATGGATCGAGAACGAAACGAACACGGTCAACTATGTTATCGAAGACATTACCTTGACCTTGTTTCAGGTGGGGGGATGATGGGCTGGAAATACTTCTCGGTCAGGGAAGCGTACAAACTTGACCCTGACTTAATGTTCAAGCTGGACAGGGCCAGGGAGCTGTACGGATTTCCTATTTATATCACAAGCGGATACCGGACTGAGGAAGAAAACAAGGCGGTCGGCGGTGTCCCGAATTCAGCGCACCTGACAGGCAAGGCGGCTGATCTCAAGCTGTCCCCGGATCCGTTTATTCAGAAGAAAATGATGTGGGCGCTGGGGAGAGCAGGATTTCAAAGAGTGTTTGTGTATTCGCGGCACGCGCATTGTGATGTTGACCATGACAAGCCATTGCCAGCTTTTGGGGAAAGACAGTATCTCTGAGGAGGGTTTATGCCAGAGGGATTAGAGTACGACAAAGAACGATGCGCCAGACATTACACGTCAATCAATTCGCTGGAGAAAGCAAACATTGTCATGCACGAAGACATCAAGCATATCAAGGGGCGGCTGGATAACGGGATCAGCCAGACTGTCACAAAGATATGGGACAAACTCAATAACGAAATTGCCCCCAACGTCAGGGATAACACATATTGGGTCGGGGTCTGGAAAAAGTCGATTGTCTTCCTGGCTATCAGCGGCGTGCTCATGGGATCCGTTGCGCTGGCTTTCCATTTAATAAGGAGCTGACATGCTTAAGGTCGGCGATATCTTTTTTGTTGAGGGGAAGGGATGGATCAGTAAGATCATCCGGTTCATTACCCGTGGGGACAAGTCTCACGTTGGGATTATGTTTGAAACGCATATTTGCTTTGAAGCAGACGGTATCAAGGGTAAGACCCGGTTCCGGCCTTTAAGCGATTACCAATACTCCGATATCATTTTTCGTCGGCTTAAAACAATGAATGAGCAGCATCGGTGTCACCTCCAGAGTGTCTGCCGGGGATTGGAGGGCTCCCCTTATTCATACTGGGATTTGGTCTTAAATGTCATCGCCGCGCCGATGCCGAAGAAGTGGCGGCACAAGTTTACGACCTTCCTTGGAAACAAGAAGTTCCTCAAGTGTGACGAGGCTGTCATGCTGGTCATCCACAAGGTCACAGGCTACCAGCCATTCAAAAAATGCGAGCGGTTAAATCCTTCAGAGATGTTTAAACTGATTGAGAAATCAGGTGATTTTGAGACGGTAAAAATAAAATAACATTTTCGCTTGACATCCGTTGCGCCAAGATCAATACTCCCACCATGAGCGCATCAAATTCAATCAAAAATCTACGCCCCTCCCCGCCATTGGTGCGCTCATACTCACCTCGGCGGGAGGGGCTTTTTTATTGGGGGAAACCATGAAGAAAATGACAGTCGAAGAAGAAGAAGCGAAGTACCCGATGTCAATTGAGGAGAAGTTTGTCGCCGCGTTCTTCGGCCTTGTACTGGCCGGCGGGATATCACTGGTCGCAATGTTTGTCATGGGGCTGTCATAATGGTGCCGATGGATAGACCCCAGACGCACAAATACTTCGAGGGCTGTAACTGCGAAGGCTGCCATGAGGCGCATGTGGACGAGGAAGTCTTTCCGGTGGATGGGTGCCGGTTGTGTGATGAGCTTGAGGAGGCCCTGATGAACCGGGGCGTCTGGTGTCATGACCACGGAGCCAGCTACATGCAGAATGGAGTCTGCAACGCTTGCCGCGAAGATGGCCCTTGTGACAAGTCGGATCGGAAATGGGTCGCGGATCGGAGAGAGGAGGAGAGATGCAAGGAACGGGAGGAAAGGTGGAAGACCGGAGGGATCAGCAAATAAAAAACCTCATGATAGGGTGGGATCAGGCAAAACAAAGGATCAAGAAAGAAAACAAGGTTAATTGCGCATTGTGTGGAAAGGGATATTCTCGAAGGGGAAAACGCAAAACAACAGCAAGACATGGGTCTTGTTGCTCTTTAAAGTGTAGTCACCTGAATTTGAAAAACAAAACGCCAAAAAGAATAAAACCAGTAAAAGGAAAGATGGTTTCCTGCTCTATCTGCAATAAGGAATGGTACTCGTTTCCATCGCAAGCAAAAAAATATTGTTCGATTGCTTGCCGTGACTTAGACGTTGACAATACATCTAAGCGGTCGGGTGTAAACCATTATAAATGGAAAGGCGGGATAAAAGCTCACAGGGGGAGCGATAGAAATTTACGGGCGTGGAAGCGACGTATTATTAAAAGA